CGCGACCCGGATGTAAAAGATGTTTTGGAATAGTAGGGATGAAATATATCGCTCACCGAGGAATTTCGAGTAAACACGAGGATAACACCGTACCAGCTATAAAAGAAGCTTTAGACCGCGAATATTATGGGATCGAGATAGATGTACAGTTATGCAAAACGGGGGAAATTGTCGTTTACCACGATGTGTATACACCCGACGGGTTTGTAAATGAACTCACATTCGATGAATTAAAAGACGCGGGTATATGTTCATTACAGGAAATATACGACACTCTCCCGGGAATACGTGACGTGGTACTCATAGTTGACATCAAGGGGAACGACCCACTCGTCGCGTTCGCGTTACAGAAATTTTACCAAGACGAGGATACCAGTAACGTTTACTTTTCCAGTTTTAACCGTAAACTCGTGAGACTATTACCCTCAAATTTTAACATAGGTACGACACTCGAAACGACTTTTGTGCCACACGAATTCGATATGGTGACCAAGGGTGTTCAATGCGTGGTACTTCACTGGACATCACTCGACCACGGGTTTATAGCGTATTGCAAAGCACGTGATATCCAGGTCTTTACGTATACTCATAAAGAACCACAGGAACACGAATATATGTTACGGTACGATGTAGATGCAATAATCACCAACGGATAAAGATCTTCACTAATTGTAGATGAGTGATACGAACCATCACGTCCTCACAGGAAAGGTGGATATCACCAGTAATTTACTGGTGGGCTCTTCACATCTATTCGTGGATACACGGAATAATCGCGTAGGTTTGGTTACCACAGATCCTGATGCAGGTTTACACGTAAATAGCAATGCATATGTGAACACAGATCTCCGCGTAGGAAGTGATGTCGTCATCAACGATAGCGCAAACCCGGGACGTATCACAGCGACCGAATTTGTAGGTGACGGATCGGGGTTACAGAATACACCACCCGGACCCGCGGCGACGATAGACGGTGTATCCGCAACGACCGGACCCGCGGGAACGAATGCATCCGCAACAAATTCGGGTACAAATTCTGCGGCCGTTTTTGACTTTGTAATTCCGAGAGGTGATACGGGAGCCACAGGTCCAACGGGTCCTACGGGTCCAACGGGTCCTGTAGGTCCTACGGGTCCTACGGGTCCCACTGGATTAACCGGTGCTCAAGGTCCGACTGGTGATACAGGTCCCACCGGTGATACCGGTCCCACAGGTCCTCCAGGTCCAACGGGACCCCCTGGTCCAACTGGACCAACCGGACCAACCGGACCAACCGGACCAACTGGGCCAACCGGACCGGATGGTCTCACTGGTACGACTGGAGCTCCGGGTCCTACCGGTTCCGACGGAACCAATTATTTCACGTTAAGTGGATCAGATATTTATAGGTCTACGGGGAATGTGGGAATCGGGACAACAAGTGCCGATACAAAGTTACATTTATATGCAACTGGTTCTGGAAATGTCTTGGATTTCAAAATGTCTGGATCATGGAGTTCCGGAGTCTATTATAGAATTATCGGATTCAATGAAGACAAACAAATACAGTTTAGTTACAACGATGGTATGTGGTTAAGTGATAATAATTCCATTCGTTTCGGGTGTGGGGGTACAAAGGCGACGTCAGGTGTTTATTCGGAACGTATGCGCATTACTAACGGTGGAAATGTTGGGGTCGGGATGGTGAGTCCGCAGGATAAGTTGCATACGGATATAATAAGAATAGGAGATTGGAATGGGGGTGGAAATGGGTTTAGATTTTCGATGGACACGAACGCCTCTTTACGAATACAGTATATGAGTGGTCAGACGGTGCATAGTAATATAATGAGTTTAAAATATGATACTGGAAATGTCGGTATCGGGGTGACGTCAGCTAATACTCAATTGGAAGTTGACGGAGATATACGTGTCAGTGGAGGAACGTATAGTAGTTATGTTCAAATCAATAATGGTGGAAGTATATGGAGAAATTATAACGGTGTTAGTGGTGCAGGTTTACACTTTACGGGTGGGGCCGTGATTCCTGCAGATCACAATGGAGGTAACCATGGAGGTAACAACATAGATCTTGGGCATACATCGTATAAGTGGAGAAACTTATACGTTCATAGCCAAGTTAACGCTGCTGGATCTTTGTACACCGGTGGATCCACACAATCAAGCTCGTATTACATAACAGGTGCGGGTACTCATTTATATAACGCGGGCGGGCTTTGGGGGATGAGATACAACAACCCGTCCTACTCATGGCATAGGTGGAATGGAGCTCATCATTTAGACGTATTTTCAAATTCCTCGTTCACTGCGGGGGGTGTACCTTTATATCTTAATTATTATTCCGGTGCTCAAGTGCGGCTAAATAATACACATTACGCGAGTGACGATAGAATCAAAACAAACGAACGTTACATAACGAATGCGACACAGACACTTCTTAAATTAAAACCACAGATATACGATAAGGCTGTAAATTTAGGATGTGAATCTAACGAAACGAGAGTTGAATCAGGGCTCATCGCACAAGATGTTTACTACGATACACCAGAGCTTAGGCATCTCGTAGGGTATCATGACGATGCCGAAATACCCGACGAAAAACCATACGTAGATGACGATCCTCAGAAAGACCCCGATTATTCTATGTGGGGTAGTAAATCCGCTGCGGTTGATTACGTAGGTCTCATAGCATACCTCGTCAAATCTAATCAGGAAATTTATGGAGAGCTCCAAATTACAAAAGATAAAGCTCATAACGCTTTACAAACGGTAGCTGATATGGACACACGTCTCAGAGATCATGAAAATAACGTTCAAGCGCTGACCACAATGTTAGAAGAGGAGCGGCAGAAGTTTCAGGATTACGTGGCGAAATCTCCAGATGAGATGATCCAAACCTTGTACACGCGATTGGCTGAGCTCGAAAAGCGAATCGCTTAAAGATTGCGTTTGTATAAAAAGTACAATGTCCTGCATTGCTGCGCTCAAGCCTATCGTCGCTGTTAACACACCGTCTAAGATCAAGTCCAAGCCTATGACGACTTCTTCTCGAGTTCCCCCTCTTAAGAAGGTTGAACGTCCTAATGATTTCCTCTCTGTTGCAGAGCGTGTAAACGGTCGCGCAGCTATGATTGGATTTACCGCCGCGGTGATTGATGAAGTTATGACCGGTAACTCTATCAGCACACAGTTCCACGATAACGTCGGACTCTCCGTCGCAGTCGCAGCTCTCGCATTCCTAGGTACAGCAGCCAACCCTAATGATGAGGGCTACATTCAGGGGTTTTGGAAGCCTGAAACGGAACTCGTGAACGGTAGACTCGCTATGATTGGAATAGTTTCGCTACTTCTTACCGAGTCTCTTCATCCTCATGTCCCCCTATTCTAATGCTTAAAAAAATAAAACCGTAGTATAATATAAAACATGTCAGGTGGAATCGCACAACTCGTGGCAATCGGTGCTCAGGATGCCCATATTGTTGGAAAACCCGAGGTGTCATTTTTCCGTTCTACATACAAACGTCATACGAATTTTTCTCAGACCGTCGAGAAGCAGGTTATCCAGGGTAACCCCACCGCGAACGGTATGTCGACTGTCCGATTTGAGCGCAAGGGCGATCTTCTCGGGTACGTCTACCTCGCGCCCCGCAGTGGAACTGCTTCGTATTCTCCCGCCGAGTGGATTGGTCGCATCGCCAAGGTCGAGTGGTTAGTGGGTGGTCAGGTCATTGATACTCAAGAGAGTCACTTTTCTCAGTACATCGCGCCTACCGTTTTTGCGCAAAACACCTCCAAGTCCAAGGGTGGCTATGGCGAGGCCGCCAAGAGCCGATTTTATCCTCTCAGATTCTCGTTTTGTGAAAATGTGCAGTCTGCCCTGCCCCTAGTCAGTCTTCAATACCACGATGTGGAGCTTCGTATTACTTGGGGACCCGATCTTACAGGTACGTGGGAGTGCTTCGCGAATTTCATCTATCTCGATACCGACGAGCGCGGTGCCCTCGCGAACACTCCTCAGAACATGCTCATCACCCAGACTCAGAAGTCTATCGCTTCTGGCTCGACTGTTCAGGAAATCAATATGAACCATCCCGTAAAGTATTTAACTTCTTATCACCCTGCGGTATTAGGTGTCGCTAATGATAATTCTAAGATTAAGCTTCAGATTAACGGCACTGATGTTACCGACTTCAAGTACACTGATCCTCATTACACGGCGATCAGCGAGTATTACCACACGTCGTCTTCCAAGCCCCTAGAGATCGTCACTAC